GTGCTAACGGTCCATGTTGCCATGTTTATCCCCTTATTCTGCTAATGGTAAAGACAATGCTTCTTTGATAGCGTCAATCAGTTCTTCTTCTGTACCAACAATAACTTTAGCATTTTTCCAATCGTCGTTGTCATCACGTCCGCCGACTTCAATCATAAATCCATTATCGTAACGATTGATTGTAAAGCTCTCGTTTGCCTTAACTAATTTTTCTGTAATTGCACTCATTTAATTTCTCCTTGATATTTTGCCTGAAATGGCTCTGCGTACTGCTGAATGTTATCAGCGATCTTTTTCATATCCCAAGCATTGCAAAACTTGAGCATACGAATACCTACTTGGTTAACTTCTTTAGCTACTGCATTAGTCTTAATTGTTTCTCGAATCTTAGTCTTAATGTCTTCTGGTTGTGCTGTTAAATCGCACAACTGTACATTACGCTGATAATCTTCTAAAACTCTGTGTTCAACACCATTATGATCGACCCAACGTTGCAACATTAGATTGTTCCAATTATATCCTCGAGTCTTGCGATCTTGAAATGCCTCCATGAGACCAACTTTATTCTTTGACCCTTTCGTACGAACTCCCGGGTAAGCCGAAAACACATTGTCGGAGGTGTCGCCTCGCATACATTTTTCGAATAGCATCCATTCTGGGTCTTGTGCAGGCTTAGGCTCTCCCGTCTTTTTGTCTTTAACTGGTTTACCTTTCGCATCAAATATTCCTTCGTGTGTAATATGCAAGTCACCTACACCGTTATATTGACTTACATTAGGGCCGATTAGCTGTGCAAAATCGCCATCTGTCGAAATAATAACATGTTTTGCATCTGGATGAGCTTGTATCCAACCTGCAATCAAATCATCTGCTTCTAAGTTTTCATGACGCATTACAGTACAGTTAGTTTTTTCTGTAATGAAAATTTTAAACTCGTCAAATGCTTCCCAGAACAATTTATCTTCATCTTGTTCTTTTTGTGTCATAGCCGCACGAGTTTCTTGCCTATTAGCCTTGTATGGTTTGTAAACATCTTTACGCCAGCTACGACCTTCGAGGCAGAATACTACATGAGTGCCACCAAAGTCTTGCCACGCTTTCTTAATACTGTTAAAAGTAATGTGAAAAGCCATGCCAAGTTTGATATCTGCACTACCTTGTACTACGTGTCTAGCACGAAAAAATGTATTTGCAGTATCGACTACAATATATGTCATTGAACTTCGGCTCTTCCGCCGCCTAATTTACTTACATTAATAAAACCAGCACTTGATCTACTAGGATCTTGTCCTGCCTCTGCTAGCATGTTTGCGGCCAAATCTCTAAACCAACGATCAACGATTTCTTCTTCAGGATCGCCTTCAAAACCATAACCAGCTGCCTTTAATTGTACTATAAACTCTGCGTTCCAGTCAAGTTCAAAGAAACCATTACGAATGTTTTCTTTGTTTACATGAGTATCTAAAACACTAACCCAAGGTTCGCCACGTATTGTTGCACGTTCTTTGGGAGTTAATTTGGCAATACGTTCAGCTTCCACCGCATCTTTTTCGGCATTCTGGGCTTCAGCGGTACGTGCTAGTGCTTCAAACTCCATTTGTTTGAGTACTGCTAAGTTTTCTTCTAACTTATCAATACCTAATAGTCGTTTAATCAATTTTTTCATTTTTTGTTTCCATACAAGTGCAGTCTCTTCCTTGCCTGCAATTACCAGTGCAAGCACTATTGGTAAAACTGGCTCCTTTTAAAAAAAGTAAAACTAGTAATACTAATAGTATCCAACCAACAATAATGCAAGCATAAAAGAACATGTTAAGTACCCCATTCATTTTTAAATAAAGGCACTTGTAGTCTGTCACTGTAGCGTAAGCCTGCCTTCATAGCCAATTCTGCTACACGACGATTGTTTAATGCATAGACACTTTCAACACCACCAACTGGCATTAGATAAACTGCACCTGTAAATCCTGCAAGTCTATAAATGTCCATAACTTCGATAGCTTCATATGCATCATCTTCTGTTGCTACTACAAATTTAAGATATGTATAACCTACATCTTGATATTGTAGCAATACATCTGGGCGAATAGCATCTTCACGTTTTTCGCCACTATTACTTAACTTAGCACTAACACTAAATGTAACATCTCTGGCATATAACTGTCCTTCGCTTTTTTGCCAGTTTAACAAATACCTTTGAAAATCATCGGTTAACGTTTGAGTTCCGTTTGTTTCAAATGTCAATTCTTTCAATGACTGCATATTAGGATGATCTAACAAGTCAGGATAAGCACGTTGCCAACCTAACAACGGTTCTCCGCCTGTAATAACTAAATGTTCGTCTTGCCATTGATGATATGGAAGAATTTCCATAATACGATCTGCTATGGCACCTGTAGTAAGCATTGGACTAAGATCTTTAAAACTAGGATGCCAGCTAGCATAACTATCACACCCTGTACTAACCAAAGGAAGTTCTTCATATTTGTTATATAGATGTACTACTGTAGCAATGTCTTCAGCTTCTGTACTCAGTTCACCGCGTGGCATACCAAAGCCTGCACAGCGGAAATTACAGCCGAAAGTTCTAAGGAACACGCTAGGAACGCCCATGTACCGTCCTTCGCCTTGTATACTATAAAATAATTCTGCAATTTTAATTTTACTCATCTTCATCTTTCTCTAAATATTGACTTACTTGATCTTCTGCATCTTGAATACTTTCTGCCCATACTGTAAATGTAGCAATACCTTTACTAGCACTAATATCAAAAGGAACAGTTCCATTAGGAATCCAATTGTCACCGACTTCACGTTTGATCTCAAACTTATTTAGGTCTGTAGTTTTCATACGGTGAATTAATTCATCAGTTATTTGTTTGGCGTTCTGCATCTCGTTCCTCTTTGAATTTTTCAACATCTTCGACAGCACTTAATAATGTGTGAGCATAATTAAATGCTTGCTGTTTACGCATAACTAGAGTAGACTCTGTATCGATATAACCTTTAGTTAACAATGTCCAAATAGCATGCCACCGAGTTTTACTCCACCAATTGCTTCGTACAGTTGTATAAACAGTAACACTGACTTCACCTCGGTCGTCGGCTTCTACCCATACATGATGATCATGCTCCGAAGCACCGCATTCGCAAGCAACTCGGTAGACTTTACTCTTACCCCAATCATGAGATTGCATAATACCTTCAGCCGGCGTGTGGTATATCATTTTGAAGCATACTCCTGTTGCATCTTAATATTATCAAAGAACTCTTTCTTAGTACCATGGTCGTCTTTGAACGCACCTTTCAATACTGTAGTTTGTGTTAAACTGCTCTTAGCCATAATGCCGCGATTCTCACAGCATCCGTGAGTCATTTGAATGTAAACACCTATATCCTTAGTATCTGTTGCCTTGCCTATCTCCCGAGCAATGTCATTACAAAGTTCCTCCTGGAGAGTTCCACGGCGGGCACACCACTGTGCGATACGTGTGTACTTGCTGAGTCCGATAAGTTTCTCGGCAGCAATAATACCAATATAAGCAACGCCAACAACGGGTTGGTGATGATGGCTACACATACTGCGAAGCTCGCTACGTACCACCAACATACCTTCGTAACGGTCTGCCGAATCATTTGGAAATGCTGTTGCGTCTGGTGCTGGTTCATAGCGTCCACTCATTATTTCATTAAAATACATTTTAGCAAGGCGACGGGCTGTGCCTTTGCTATTAGGATCTGTTTCACGATCAATTAATAGACGATCTAATACTAATTCAAATGCTTCTGTTGCTTCGTCAATTAGTTTATCTTTAAATTCTTCTGTGACATACTCGCTGATGTTATCGCCAGCCCAAAAACGTTTGCCCTCACGTTTCATTTTAAAACGAAGATGATCACCTAAATATGCTTCTTCGTAACCGCCTTCACCTGCCATAGCATCTAATCCTGTTTCAAATTTATATGTTTGTGATTCTGTCATACGTATTCCTTTGTACTATTATATAGGTTTATTTAGGCGATTGCAATATATTTTCTGCTCGAAGTTTACGGCAAGCTTCTTTAACTGGTATGGGATAATCTGGACTTATCTCAGATATCGAACAATCATACTTAACAACCACATGTGGATGTGTATAATTCCAATAGATAGCAAATGCCAAACCTACTATACCTAATAGCATTACTATAAAAAACTCTAAATTCTGTCTGAAAGTAGAATTTTGCATAATTGATAGTCCTTTTTAGAGTTAAAATAAAACATCATATCTTCATACCTTGGATGATATGTATAACGTTCTCCGGGTAAACCAAATACTTCTACAACATCAGCACATGTTTCGTTCCACCAATTATTATCTTGGTTGTGCCAAGGAATTCTAATTTCCCATTGGGTGTTAGTTGTTTCCATTTTTATAGTTGCCCTTGCTAGGAATAACGTGGCGAATACCGCCTCTTGGATCCTCCATATCTCCTGTACGCCTGGGAATCATATGTACGTGCGGATACATTACTGTTTGACCAGCAGCCTCGCCGACATTTTGCCCAACATTAAACCCTTGCCATTTTTCTGATTCAACTCCGTCGAATCCAAATTTGTATGCGGCCTTGTAGCATTCCCATAGGCTAACACTTTGGAGAGTGGTAGGCACAAATAACAAATGCCCTTCGGTAACGGGAAAGGCATCTCTAAAGACCCAAAAGTCTTTTGTTCTGTATTCGATTTCTGTCCAGGGTACTGTTTTCTCATCAAGCGCCTTTGTTAAGTCGTTCTGCACGTTCTGCCTCTTTTAATTCATCTTTCAAATAATCGATATAATCTAATAGCATGGTAATTTTACGTTCGTTGCCTATTTCGGCTCTCATGCTATCGATATCGGTATTCACCATATCGATTTTTTCTTTAAGTTCTTTTGCAGTTAAACTCATTTCTTTAACCTACTAGCAATAGTACCACCAAACAAGCAGTTAAATGCCAACCAAGTTTGCCACGTAAATGGAATGTTTAATACTGGAAATAAAGTATTCAAACTCCAAATACCTACTATTGGTCCGAATATAACTGCAATTAAAATTAATGCAATACCAAAAATAAGTTTAACTATACTTCCTGTTAACGACGCCATTT